TGCGAGGGTGGGCGACGAGCGAGATCCAGCGTGAGTACCTTGGAAAACTCTCGGCCGTCATCCGCGACATTAAGGGCCGCGTGATCCGACCCGCGAATCCTGTCGACTACAAGGCCTTCAGCAAGAGCAACAATACCAAGCAGTCCCTCGCCGCGCTCCTCGAGGAGACCCTCACCGCGTACACCACAGGCCTCGTCGCCGGGCAGGCGACGCTGATCAGGGTGGGGCGCCTCACGCAGCAGGTGCTCATCTCCGAGGCGAAGGTGAACAAGGCCATCGCCTCGGGGTTCTTCGAATCCGGGAGCGGCTCCGTCGCGAAGCGGCGGCTGCGGGATGCGCTGCTGAAGAAGGCCCTGGACGGCAAGTATGTCGTCATCGTGGACAAGAATGGGGGGCTGCGGCAGTACGCGGTCGACAACTACGCGGAGATGGTCGCGCGTACGAAGCTCGCCGAGGCCTCCACGCAGGCGGTGCTCGATACCTCGGCGACCGTGGGGAACGACCTCGTCCAGGTATCGGCGCACAATACGAAGTGCGAGATTTGCGCCGAGTTCGAGGGGAAAATCTACTCGCTCTCGGGAAGCGATCCCGACTTCCCCGTACTCTCTGACGAGCCGCCATTTCACCCCAACTGTCAGCACTCGATCTCGATCGTCTACAAGGAGGCGCTGCAGCGCGACGGAACCCTATCGAAGTACATCGACTTCTCCAATGGCGAGAGTGATCAGCATCCCACACGCGGTGGGTGGATCCCCGTCGCCGATCGCGAGCTGCATTGATGCTCGAGCTGCAAAGCCTGCTGCGATCGGTCCTCAAGGGCGAGGCTCGTCACACGCGCCCGCAGCGCCCACCCGACAACTGCCTCACCATCCGCGACGTCGTCAAGATGCGCATGCAGCAGGACCCCGACATGAACGGGGTCGACGCGACCTGGCTGCGCATCCAGCTCGAGGCCGTCATCAATGGCCAGAGCGCCAAGATCGGGCCGTTCGACGGAGTCGATGGCGCGTGGAAGGGCGAGCCCTGTTTTGTCCTGGGCGCGAGCCCCGGGCTGCGCAACGCCATGAACCAGGGCTTTCGCTTCGACATGCTCGACGGCTTCCATACGATCGCCGTCAACCACGTCATAGAGGACTACCCGCGCGCGGAATGGCTGCTTTTCCTCGACAAGCGTTTCGTCGACATCTGCAAGATCAACCTCCTGCGGGATTACAAGGGGCGGATGTTCGCGCACATCAAGGCCCGCCTCGAGCCCAGCAAGCGCGTGACCGTCTTCTACACCCAGGGCGACGGCCCCTCCGAGCATCTCGTCCAGGGGCTTTTCACGTTCATCGCCAGCGGCCTCAACGCGATCAACCTCGCCCTGATCAGCGGGGCCAACCCGATCTACCTCATGGGTCTCGACAGCGGTGGGCAGACCGACGATACGATCTCCACCCACTACAAGACTGGATATACGGGCGAGGTGATCAAGCCGGGTGGCATTGAGAAGTTCAAGCGCCGCGTGCCCGAGATCCTGCTTCGGTATGCTCCCTATGCCGACCGCTTCCGCAACGTCGACCCACTCGGGAACATCACGGTGTTTCCGAAGATCAGCATCCGCGAGATCCCTGAGCTCGCGGGGAAGTTCGCCACATGAAGGTGCTACACGTGGGCACGCTCCCCATCGAGCGCATGGGCGTCCTCACACGGATCCTCGTGAGCGGCGGAGCCGGCGAGCATCGTTACATGACCATCGAGGAGTATGGTCGGGCCACCCCCGGGCAGGTGGACGTCGTCGTCCTGCACTGCTTCAAAGCCTCGTGGGAATGGTTCCGCGACTTCCTCGCGCCCGCTGGCGCGAAGCTCGTGTCGTTCGTCCACTCCACGACTCCCTGCGTGCCGGCGGCGGCCTCTGATGCCGTTGTGGCGCTCACGCACGCATCCGCCGACCAGGTACGGAGAGCGACCGGCGCCGTGCCGCTCGTGATCTCGGGCGCCCTCGAGGACCACGAGGAAGACGCGAAGGCCGACCTCGACGGCCAGGTGTTCGGCATCGTAACCCGCAACGCCCCCGGGAAGCTGCATCCGCTCTGGAACGAGATGGCCGCGGAGGTGCTCGAGGCGGTTCCCGGGGCGAGTCTGCACATGATCGTCGACAATACCGAGGGCCTGCTCGAGCATCCACGGGCCACGTACGACACCACGATGCCGATCGGGACCCCCACCTCCGAGAAGCTTCGGCGGCTGCGGAAGCTCGCGGTGGCGGTCCTCGCTCATGGCGACTTCGAGGAAACGTTCTGTGTGGCAGCCCTGGAATGCATGGCGGCGGGGCTGCCGGTGCTCTACCTCTACCAGCCCGCCCTCCGCGAGGTGATAGGCGATGCGGGGGTCTGCTTCCACTCGATCGACGGGTTGAAGCGCGGGCTCCTGCGGTTGCTTGCCGACGAGGCGCTTCGGGTGCAGATGGCGTTCAACTCGCTTCAGCGGGCGGAGTGCTTCAGCCGGAAACGGATGCTGCTCGCATGGGATCGGCTACTGGAGGGGGTGACCCGATGAAGGTAGCCGCCGTCACCTGCGCGCGCATGGACAGCGAACGGTTCCCCGGGAAATGCCTCGCGCGCCTGCGCGGGCGCCCGCTCCTCCAGTACACGATCGACTTCGCTCGCACGATCGGCTGGCCGCTGTTCGTCAATACCTACGACCTCACGATCATGCGATACGTCGCGGCTCAATGCCCGATCATCTTCGAGCCCGAACGTTTCTATGGCGAGCGGCAGGAGGGCCTGGAGTTCGAGATGATGCAGTTCGTCAACCGCATCGTCGATGCCGACCACCTCGTGCTCCTCCAGCCCACGCACCCGATCCGCGACGTGTGCGCGGTCGACTCGGCCATGAAGCAGTTCGCGCTCGAGCGCGGAAGCCGCGGCGCTTCGGTCGTCGAGACGGGCGAGGAGAGCGGCAGTTTCTACCTGTATTCCCGGGCGTACCTCGAGAGCGGCGACGACAATCACCCGATGCGGTTTCCCGAGGCCCGGCCGATCGACATCCACACCCGCTCCGATCTGGAGGAGGCAGAACGATGCATACCCGCGTGATGCTCGAACTGGGATGCAACCACCAGGGCGACCTCGACATCGCGCGTCGGCTGATCGACGAAGCCGCTGCCCTCGGCGTCTTCGGCGTGAAGATGCAGAAGCGCAGCCCCGAGGAGATCCCGCCCGAGGTGCGCGACGCCCCGCGCAAGCCCGAGAACTCCTTCGGGGAGACGTACTATGAGCATCGGCGGGCCCTCGAGTTCACGGTCGACGAGGTCGCGAAGCTGAAGGAGCACGCCGAGGCGCAGGGGCTCGCATTCGCCGAGTCCGTGTTCGATCACCCGAGCCTCAAGCAGATGCTCGAGCTCGGCGTGAAATACATCAAGCTGCCCTCGCAGTTCCTCAACGATCCAGCGCTCAACTTCGAGTTGATGCTCCACCGGTCCAACGTCTCCAGCCTCGTCGCCATGCATTCAACCGGGATGCATACGACGTGGGAGGTCCTGGAAAACCGGTGGCTGCGGGACTACGACGTCACCTTCTACTGCCGCTCGATCTATCCGCATGGGGTGGATCAGATCGACCTCGGTTCCGCGCGCATGATCTACGGAGCCATTGGAGATCCCGGTCGCTGCGGCTACTCCTCGCACGACAAGGACGGGCTGCAGATCCCGTGGTTCATCATCCTTGGGGCGTCGTGGGTTGAGCGGCACTTCACGCTCGACAAGGCGATGAAGGGCAGCGACCACCACACGGTTTCCAGCGATCCGGCGGAGATGCGCCGCATCCTCACGAGCATCGAAGAGACCGAGGCGATGCTCGAATGCAAGAACCTCAACGCTCTCGTGTCGAAGGAGGAGATCGCCGCGCGGCAGTTCTACATGGGGGACAAAAAGTGAATCGCGGCATCATCGTCTCCATCCAGGGCTACCACTATAAGACCATCTCAGAGCTCGCGATGGATGCGATCAACGCCGAGTGCGTCGGGCTTCGCACGGACAAGCGCCTTCTCATCCCGGCAGAAAAGCGCGTTCCGATCATCGGGCTTCGGAAGATCAAGGTCAATGATTGCAAGGCCGAAGCCTACATCACCCCCACGATCGAAGACGTGCAGGCCGTCGAGCCCTGGGCTGACTTCATCGCCATCGACTTTCGCACCTGCAACCCCAACCTCAACCGAGTCTCGAAATACTGCCGCGAGCGGAAGCTCAAGGTCATCGCCGACATCGAGACCTATGAGGATTTCCAGAACCTCCGAGACCGCGGCTACTACTACTCGTTCGTGGCGACGACGCTGGCGGTCTTCCGCTTGTTGTTCCGCCCGAACCTGCGCCTGGTCGAGAAGATCGCGAAGGAGGAGAAGAACCTCATCGCCGAGGGCAACTTCTCCGCGCGGCGGGACGTGCATGCGGCGTTCGAGGCCGGCGCCCACTGCGTGTGCATCGGGGGGGCCATCTCGAACGTCTACAAGCTCACGAAGAAATACACGAGCATACCGGTATGACGCCAGTTGATAAGAAACTACGAGACTATTGGGACCATCCGAATTACGAGGCCAATTATCTCGGGAGGAACGACAAGCGCGAATGGATGCTTGAGAACTTCCGTAAGCTGGTAACCTCAAGAGTGCCATGCGAAGGGAAAACGGTCATTGATTTCGGATGCGGCGGCGCGCTTCTAGGATATTTACTACTCACGGAATGTAATACCAAGCGATATGTCGGCTATGACCTGTCATCCGAGAGCATACGAATCGCGCGCGAAAATCTGGCTGGGCTCGGCGGGGCTGAACTAATCTACTTCGAGGAGCATGCCTGGGACTTCGCCTCATGGAAGCCAGACGTATTTGTGAGCATTGCATGCATGATCCATTTCGTGTCCACCAGGTACCTCACCAACTTCCTGCATGACGTCAACAACTGCGGGGCAGGACATCTAGTACTCGAAATCTGCGACCGGGGCGTTGGAAATTCCTTCCCTGACATTCCAACTAATACGCAATACGGACCTAGAAAAATCTGCCTGACGAATGAGTCTTTCGTCTCGAAACAACTCGGAAGATACAAGCTCATCGAAAAGACAGACCCCAAAGATAACCGGCTCGGCGACATGTTCCTCTGGTACGAAATGGATATGGGGGATGTCACGTGATTGAATCGAGGATCGGAAAAATGCGGCAGGGCCTCCTCGATCTCGTTGCATATATAAATCTCCGCATCCCGACAGCCGGTCTCGATCTCATCGAGGTGGGGAGTTACAAGGGAGACTCCGCGAGGATCTTCGCCTCCGCATTTCGATCCGTGACGTGCGTGGACGCATGGGATCAGACGACATTCAACGTTCCCGGGGTGCTCGCAACGGATGCCGAAGCCGAGTTCGATCGAGTGACTGCGGTACTCGCGAACGTACGCAAGATCAAGGGGCCATCGCTCGAGATTGCCAAGCGGCCCGATCTCTTCTGCGATGTTCTGTATATTGACGCTGGCCACGACTACGATTCGGTCTCCGAGGATCTCGATGCATGGGAGGGGAGAGCCAGGCTATTCGTGTGCGGGCACGATTACTGGCCGTCGCGATTCCCGGGTGTGGTGCGAGCGGTGAACGAGCGATTCGGAAAGCCCGATGCCGTGTTCTGCGATACTTCGTTCGTGGTGGCGGTGAAATGACGTACGTGGTCGACATCGACAACACGCTGCTGCGAAGCGACGGCCCCCCGGCCTACGAGAACGCCGTCCCACTCGCGCAGGAGATCGAGGCCGTCAACGCAGCTTTCGCCGCCGGCAACACCATCGTGATCCACACGGGGCGCGGGGCGGATAAGGAGTTGCTGACCCGGCGGCAACTCGAGCGCTTCGGCGTGCGCTTCCATAAGCTCGTGATGGGCAAGCCTGACGGCGTGTGCGTGGACGCGGATGCGCTGACCACGCTGAGGGGGAAATGGTGAACGACCTCGCCGCCCGGATGAAAGAGAGATGGGAGACTATCTCCACGCGCCACGCCCATCTTGGGGTGGACGGGGAACGGCAGGAAATGTTCGATCGGTACCGCGGGCTCGTGACGAATCGCATCGATGTCACGGGGAAACGGGTGATCGATTTCGGCATGGGCGGGGGGCTCCTGGGGGAGTACCTGCTGAGATTCTTCAACCCCGCATGGTATGTCGGATACGACATAGCCGAGCGCAGCATGGCCGTCGCCACCGAGCGGCTCGCGCCATGGCAGAACAAGGACCTCATCCTCCTCCGCCGGCATCGGTGGTCGTTCCGCGATCAGCGGCCCGACCTGATCGTGTGCCTCGCCTGCATCATCCATTTCCCGACGAGGGTCTACCTCGAGAACGTGCTGCACGAGATGAACGTGTCGGGGGCGCAGCACCTCGTGCTCGAGATCAGGAACACCGGGGCGGGCACCGTCTTCCACCCCGATCCCTACTCGACGAACCGCAAAACCCTGCTCGCGTGCATCACGACGCCGGAGTATGTGAGCGAACACCTGCCCAGCTACGAGCTACTCGAGGCGAGCGAGCCATCCGAACCCACGCACCTCCAGGTGCTCTGGTACGAAAGGCGATAGATGCTCGGGATCTACCTGACGGATGAAGTCGACATCCTCACCGTCGCCCACGACGCCAACGGCGTCGAGACCACCACCGCGCAGCTCGCCGTGGCCGCCCGCGTATCCGAGCGCCACAGGCTCGTGCTCGACCTCTCGGGGAAGGAAGTCGTGGGGACGATGCAGGTGCTCCTCGAGGGGTCCGCCGCGATCGCGCACACCTCACGGGTGAAGATCAAGAAGATCAATGGTGTCGCGTATTCGATGCCCGACAAGCCGTGGCAGGTGAAGTCGATCAGCAGGGGCCACGCCTTCGGATCGGGGTCGGAGTTCACGGAGGTATGGGTCTGATGGCGTGGAGCCCGCTTACCAGCAACGTCACCGATACCCTCACCCCCGGGCTGAAGAAGTTCTTCAAGGATGCCGGCGTCGGGGTGAAGGCGAAGGACACCGCCAACTTCAAGGCACTGGCGGCCGTGGGGCTCCAACTCCTCAACTTCACCCTCAACGGATCCAGCAAGGAGAAGGTCGTCCCGCCGATCCGCTGGGGGGTGCTGCGAGGATCCGGGAGCGTGTTCGCCGATGGCGTGTTCCTCGGCGACACGAAGGCCAACCACCCCAACGGCACCCCGAATCAAGAGTACAGCGACAGCGCGAAGCCAGGAGACGTCGTGGTCGGGTTCAACACCGCGTATGCCGCGCGCTGGCATGAGCGGCAGTTCGTGCCGGGCGGGGTGCGCCCGAGCCGCCAGGCGGTGGCGAATCCCGACATGCTCGTGGACGTCGGGAATAAGTTCGTCGAGAAGCACCTGCGCGCTGATGGGGAAGTGCTCCTCTGGCTGTACGCGGACATCTTCAAGAAGGAGATGGGCACATGATCTACAACCTCGCCCAACTCCTCCGCGCGAAGTTCCCCACCGAGACCTTCTACGTGAATGGCCGCGTGCTGCTGGCGGGGCAGACGGCGATACCCGATCGGTGCGTGCTGCTCACCGACACCGGCGGAACGGAGCAACCGTGGACGCAGTACCAGCACCTCACGGTGCAGGTGATCGCCCGCGACGTCGACGCGCCGCACGCTCGCGAGCTCGCGCATTCGGTCTTCGAGTATCTGACGGGGCGGTTCGGCGTGGTGCTGCCCGCCATCACGGTCGACGGTGTCGTTCACGCGGCGGTGCTGACGGCGCAGATCTCCGCGATCCAGGTGCCCTACAACCTCGGCGCGGATGAGGAGGGAAGAATCGAGTACGCGAATAACTACCAGGTGATCCGCGAACGTTAACCCGGCCCGTTGGGCCGGCCGTGAGAATCTGAGCGAAGGAGTATCTGAATGAGCGCACCTATCGGAAGCAACTTCATCGAGGGTGTCCTCGGGGTTGTGAACCTGAACTTCGACGGCACCGATCTCGGCAAGACACTCGACGAGGCCTCCATCGAGTTCATCGAGGACATGAAGAGCATCAAGTATGCTCAGAATGGGACGCAGGACTACGACAAGATCCCCACCGGCCAGGGATACCGCGTTACCTGCAAGCTCGGAGAGCCGACGTGGGCTCGGCTGGAGAAGCTCATGCGGGGCATCACGGTCTCGGGCGGCGGCAACAGCGCCAAGCTGGGCCGGGACATCTACCGCTCGGGCCGCACGAACTTCGCCAAGGTGCTCATCCTCACCCGCGTCGACAGCGAGGGTGTGGTGTCCACCGACCCGAAGTTCAAACTGACGTTCTACCTCGCGATCCCCACCGTGACCGGTCCCATCGGGGCCTTCGGCCCTGACACGCAGCGAGCCGTCGAAGTCGCCTTCGACTGCATGTATGACGAGACCACCGGGCACAAGGCGTTCGGGTACGCGGGCGTCGCGTCCAGCCTCGGGCTCACGGCGTAGCGGCCGCGGGCGCGCGTGAATCATAGGAAGCAGACGGAAAGGGGAGGGTGATGAGCATCGAGAAATTCGTTGCCCCGAAGAAGATCGAGATCGAGGTTGAAGCCCTCGACGGCACCATGGCTCATTTCGAGGTGGAGAAGATCACCTCGGAGATGATCCAGCGGGTCACGAGCGCCGGCGGCCGCGCGGAGAAGGACGCCATGGGCGCGATGTGCGAACAGATGGCCGTGTACTTCGGCGGCTCCGCGAAGGACTTCCGGGACCGCTTCGACGCGCGGGTGCTGAAGAACGTCATCGTCTGGATGAACGAGCAGATCCGAAACCCTACGTAGCGGCGGGACGACAAATCCTGCCGCTCGTGAGGGCGGGTTTTTCGCTCTCGGACATCGAGAGATTGTGCGCGGCTGAGGATGTGCGGACGTTGGGGAGCGTGCTCGAAGAAGCACGAAAGCAGACCCGTATCGAACGTCTACTGGCCAAACTCGACATTGCCGAGGCAGTCAACCATGCGATCGTGGGTTCACAGGCCGACAAACAGAAGCGAAACCAGGCCGGCTTTCAGCGCTGGATTCAGGGGATCGAGCGGACCATCGCGAAGCTCCAGGATCAGCGCGTGGAAACGGTGTGGGATCGGCTGCCTCGCAGGTCGCGAAAGATAGGGAAGTAAATGGCGTTCGACGCCGGCAGCGTTATCGGCCACTTCAAGCTCGACTCCGCGCAGTACGTGGGGGCCGGGAAAGAGGTCACGAAGCATACCGGCACGATGACCGGCAGCTTCTTCAAGGCGCAGGTAGCGTTCGAGGCGGTGAAGCGCGCGCTCGCGGCCGTGGTGAATGCCGTGAAGGGCAGCGTCACCTCGTGGATCAGCCAGGAGAAGGCTATCGCCCAGACCGAAGCCGTGCTCCGATCCACGGGCGGCGTCGCGGGGATGACGAAGGCTGCGGTGCTCGACCTCTCGGACGGGCTCATGGCCCTCACCGGGATCGAGGACGATCAGATCCTCGCCGCCGAGAACCTGCTGCTCACGTTCACGAAGATCGGGAAGGACATCTTCCCCCAGGCCACGGAGACCGTGCTGGATATGTCCGTCGCCATGGGCACGGACGCGAAGAGCGCCGCGGTGCAACTCGGCAAGGCGCTGCAGGACCCGATCCTCGGCGTAACCGCCCTGCGCAGGGTCGGGGTGAACTTTAACCAGGCGCAGACGGACGTGATCAAGAACCTCGTGCAGACGGGCCGCGCCGGCGAAGCTCAGGCGATGATCCTCAAGGAGCTGCAGAAGGAGTTCGGCGGCTCCGCGCAGTCGGCGCGCAACACCTTCGGCGGAGCGCTCGCGAACCTGAAGAACCAGATCGGTGAGAACCAGGAGGCCATAGGGAAGTACATCGCCATTGCAGGTCGCCCCTTCGTCGAGGAGCTGGGGAAGATGGCGCAGTCGACGGCCGACTTCATGAACTCGGCAGCGGGCATGGCCAAGATTCAGGCCGTGCTCGGACCCATGGCGGGCACCCTTTCGGTGCTGTTCTCCATCGGGAAGGAAGTCTGGAACCTGTTCAAGAACTTCGCCGGGGGCGTGCTCGAGGACGTGAAGACCGGGTTCGCGGATGTCGTGGGGAAAGGTAACGAGAGCAATGTGATCTTCACCGTGCTGGGGGGCGTGGTGAAGACCGTGGGGATCGGCTTCGGGATCCTCGGCAAGTCCGTGCATCTCGTCATTCAGTGGGTGGTCGACCTCGTGCGGGTGGCGAAGGAGAGCGTGGACGTGCTCTCGGCCCTGGGCGACGCGCTCGCGCATCCGCTGCAAAAGGAGAAATGGGAGAAGGTCGGCAAGGAAGCGACCGAGGTGTGGGACAGCATCAAGGCCGCCGGCCTGAATGCCTTCGGCAACCTCAAGGATATCGTCACCTCGACGATCGAGGAGTTCAAGAGCTTCGCCACCGACTCGAAAGCCACCGGCGGCGACCTCGCGAAGGTCTATGAGGAAGCCGTAGCAAAGATGAACAAGGCCTTCGCGGACTTCGCCCTGCAGGCTGGCGTGGTGATCCCCACGACCATTGCCACCGGCAATGACGAGGGGGCGAGCGACGTCAAGAAGTCGTGGACGGAGGTCTTCAACGAGCTCACCACGGCCGCGGACGATGCGGCCGCGACGTACGGGGCATTCAGCTACGAAGCCAAGGAGGCCACCCAGGCGCTTGCCGACCACATCATGAAGCTCTCGCAGGAGAGCAGCGCCGAGTGGCAGGCGACGTACGACTCCCTGCTCAAAGCCGCGCGCGAGGCGATCGCGACCTTCGGCGCCTACTCCACTGAGGCCGCCGCCGCGATCCAGGCCTTGCTTAAATTCACGGGGCAGGAGACAGAGGATGCAGCGGAGGATGTGAGAACCTCGTGGTCGGAGACCTTCGACGAGCTGTCGGGCGAAGTGAAGAAGGCCGCCGCCGAGTTCGGCGTGTTCTCCATCGAAGGCCGCAGCGCGATCAACGCACTGTCGGACCACGTGCTCGGGCTCGCCCAGGACATCGGGGGGGTGCTTTCGCAAGCCGTCTCGGGGATCGCGGGCGTATCCGAGCAGTATTACGATAACCAGCAGGTAGCGCTCGACAATGACTACAAGCGGCGCAAAGCGTACATCGAGGCGAACGTCACCGATGAGGCCGAGCGGGCCGAGCAGCTCGAAGCCCTCGACGCTGATTACGCGAAGAAGAGCGCGGCGGTCAAGAAGGCGCAGTTCGAGGCACAGAAGAAGGCCTCGATCATCCAGGCGATCATCTCGACCGCGCAGGCGGTGATGACGTCCTACTCGCAGTTCGGGTTCCCGTTCGGTCTGATCCCGGCGGGGATCATGGCGGGGATCGGGGCCGCGCAGATCGCGGTGATCGCCTCGCAGCCCACGCCGGAGTTCGCGGCCGAGGGCGGCACCTTCTCGCCGGGCGACCGGGTGATCGTGGGCGAGCTCGGCCCAGAGCTGCTGACGGTCGGGCAGACGAGCACCATCACCCCGGCGGAGGACCTGGCGGCGGCCGTGGGGATCGGGCGCGAGGAGAAGCCGGTCCATCTCCAGGTGAGCACCTACCTCGACGGCAGACAGCTCATCGGCACCGTACAGGCGGCGATCCGCAACGGGCGGCTGATCATTCAGCCGAAGGACGTGCGATGAAAATCCTGTACGATAACCCGCTCGACGACTGCACGATTTCCGGCTCGGAGCGCTCCGGATTCCCGATGACGAATGTGCAGCACATCCACCTGAGCAGGAGATGGCGGTCGCTGACGCTGTCGGCCGAGGCGCTGCTATTCAACGCCGGGGCCGGTAACACAATCGACATCGATACATTCGCGATCATCCAGCACAACTTCTCCGCCACGGCATCGGTGAAGCTGCAGATGAACAGCGCCGACGACTGGACGACGCCGCCGGTGGACGAAACGCTCACGTGGAGCGCGGGGATCATCGCGAAGTTCTTCACCTCGACGAAGAGCTACCAGTACCTTCGCGTGCTCATCACCGATGCGGCGAACGCTGATGGGTACCTCGAGATCGGCCGCATCATGGCGGGGCTGCACCTGTACCTCTACCAGCCGCTCGAGGGGATACTCGACGAGGTCGAGGACTCGACGGTCGTTTCGATATCGATCACCGGACAACCGTTCGCCGATCTCGGCACGGTTGCGCGCGTGTACGAGGTGCCACTCGGGACGATCCCGGTAGCCACGCGGACGGCGATCAAAGCGCTCTATACGGCAATGGGCAAGCACACGCCCATGGTGGTGTTCCCTGACGAGGCCGACCCGACGACGTTCCCGCCGATCTACGCCCTGCTGATGGAGGGCCGGATCTTCAAGCACGCGGGGAGTGTGCACTGGGACTGTGAATCCCTTCGGTTCAAGGAGGCTTTTTAAATGGCCTTTTCCCAGGTGACGGTGGTCGCCAACCAGATAGAAAAAGGACGCATCGGCTACCAGGCGATTTCGCTGACGAACTTCGACTCTGACACAGATGAGCCGCAGATCGCGGCGGGGAGCAAGGTCGAGATCGGCGGGGCGCTATTCGACGCCGATGCGAACGAGAGCATCGCGGGGTGGGCGGACATCGCGAACAGCAGCGACGTGTACATCCACCTGACGGTGAGCGGGGCGTCGGTGACGGCATCGTTCTCGACGACGGCGCCGACGTGGGACACAGCGAAACAGGGGTGGTACTCGGGGGCGGTCCGCGTGATCGGCGGTCTCTACAAGGACGGCAGCGGGAACTACGCGCGCAAGTGGCTGTACGAGGAAAAGCAGGTCGCGAGCGTGAAGCGGTATGGTAACGGGGCGGTTGTGCTCGCGGACGATCTGACTGTCACTGGTGATCTGAGTACAGCAACTATGGCGGCGACCGGCCTCGCCTCATGCGGAAGCCTCCAGGCTGGCAGCGCCGACACCGCATGGAAACGGAAGGTTGTCGAGATCGGCGACTGGAACATGGATACCACCGCATCCGTAGTAGTGCCCTCTGGAGTACCAGTAAGCGGTACCAAAATTCGGCGGGTGAGTGCGACGATCAGAAGTGATGGTGCGGCGAGCTATCCAGTGCCATGTATGAATAGTTCGGGAGCCGCACAGGCATGGATTGGCGATACTAACATGGGCGCTACTGGAGGGATAGAACTCTTCCGGCTTACCGGTGGAACTTTCGATAATTCCGCTTTTGATTCTACATCGTATAACCGGGGCTGGGTAACTTTTGAGTACGAAGCATGAGCGGCCCGATCCTCGCCTTCCTTCTGACCGTTCCGCTTCTCTGCCATCCCAGTCTCACTGAAGCCACGCTCGCCGGCGGCTACCACGCCGGCCCGCTCTATGCGTCCGTCGCCATCACAACGCGGATGGAGATGGAGATACCGCTCTGGAACTATGTCCCGCAAGATGTCATGTGGGACTTCCGTTTCGGCATCAGCGCCGCAGGCTTCGACTGCTACCTCTCGCGATTCTGCCGGCATGACGTATTCGGCGATTCCCCGGACATCGGGGGACTGCGCCTCGTCCTCTCGTGGAGCAACTGGCAATGAGCCTCGCCAGCGTCGAAGCCCTGAAGCCGAACACGAAGAAGATCACACTCGTCGAGCTGGACCTCGGCACGCGACAGAAGGTGTGGTTTAACTATTCGGCGTTCACCTACTACGTCGACTTCGACGCCGTGTATGATCGCATCGACCCGGCATTCCTCGCCGGCGTCTCGGCGCAGTCGATCGTCTCGGTCGGCTCGGTCTCCTCGGATGCCGCGCGCCTCGCCAGCAAGAGCAGCATCGCGGCCGTCGAGAGCACGGAGCTGTCGTTCTACTGGGACGCCTCCACACGCCGCGTCTACATCCATCTCCAGGGCGGCGGCGAGCCCTCGCTGCATCGCATCACCCTCGGCGTCGTCTATGGCGTGGCAAATCACGCCGGGGTGTACGGCGGGACCTACTATGAGGGTCGCCTCAAAAGCGCGCCGGCGATCTCCAAGCGTCGCGACCCGCTGTTTTTCGGCCGCCTCAGTTTCGAAGGCGGGCAGATCACCATCGACAATACAGACGGGTTCTTCGACCGCATCGGAGAAGACAACGACGTGTTCGGCAACAGCGTGCGGATTCTCCAGGGCTTCGAGGGGTTCGACTATACCGATTTCGTGCGCATGGGGCAGGGGCTCATCGAGACGATCCGCGTTGGCCGCGACACGCTCGAAGTCGGCATGGTCGACGGGCGCAAGGCGCTCTCGCGCCGGGCCCCCTCGCGCGTCTTCGACGTCGCTACCTACCCGAACATCAAGCCGGGGAACATCGGGAAGGCCATCCCGCTCGCCTACGGGGTGCTGCTCAACGTGCCCGTAGTCTGCACGAACGAGGCTGAGACCGGGTCGCCCGCGACCTACTCCTTCAAACTGTGCGACTGCACGGACCATCCCATCGATGCGATCACTGCGGTCCGAGTCAATGGGGTGGCGAAATCCACCGCGTCCACTGACCTCGCGAACGGCACGTTCACGCTCGCGACGGCGGACTACGATCCCGGCGACGAGGTGACGTGCGACTTCACCGGCTACGAGGACGACGCCGGCGATCCGATCGAGAACGCCGCCGATGTGATACTCGATCTGCTGGAAACGCAACTCGACCTGGAGTATGACCCGGCGACCTTCGACCAGGGGGAATGGGCCATCGCGGAGGCGCAGGCTGCTGACATCGGCCTGCTCGTGGATTCTCCGACCGAGGTCTACGACTCCATCGAAGACATCTGCGCTTCGGCGCGGATGATGTTCTTTCAGCATGACGACGGCCGCTACACGCTCAGGAAGTACAACCCCAACCGATCCGTCTCGCAGGCGTTCGAGGCGGACGAGCTCCTCGAGGTCCCCACGGTCGAGTACGACAAGAGCGAGGTCCTCAGTTCCATAATGGTCGGGTACGCGCGCGATTGGGCCGAGGATCAGTTGCGCTACCTGAATGATACTTCGCATGAGGCCGCTGTGTTTGAAGCCTTCAAGTCCCGTCCATCGGATACCTTCGACACCTTGCTAACTTCGACGGCAGATGCGCAGGACTACGCCGATGACGTCATGCTATTGAGCAGCGTCCAGATGCGCCTGTTCACCGCGAAGTTCAAGCTCCAGCCGCTCGAACGGGAGATCATGGATTTCGTGGACATCCCCGTAGTGCGCAAGAGCGGGGGATTTCTCGGCCTCGTGAAGGCCGAAATCCTCGGCATCACGAAGGACCTGCTCGCGGCACAGATCGAGCTCGAATGCCGCATCGTGGAAATCTACCCCGAGACCGTCTACGTGCAGGGCGGCTACTGGGGCGAGGACTACTGGGGCGACGAGGTGTGGGGCGCAACCTATCAGGAGGTGGTGGCATGAAGCCACGGATGACGATCACGCTGACCGGGACCACGTTCACCGATATGGAGCTGTCGGACGTCGGCTCCAGCGCCTTCACCCTCGACCACGACTGGTTCACGAAGCAGGACCTTGTGATCCGCACGGCGGCCGCGGGCGGCGGCACGCTGCTCACCGATGGCACCGACTACACCCTGGGGACCGAGGACACGGACCTCTCGGCCCGGGTGACGGCCGCCGTTGGCTCGGGCCGCAACGTCTACCACACGATCACCGTCACCAACGCGAGCTACCAGACCGGCGACCTGTACTTCTCCGGCAAGTACGTCGCCGACTCCCTGGACCCGCTGAAGCAGCCGAGCGCGCTCGTGACCGCCGACACTTTCCTCGACATCCTACAGCAGACGCTCCCGCCGTTCGTTCCGACCGGCATCCACAAGGGGTTCGTCGCGGCGTTGGCCGCCGAGCGATGCTCTGGCACCACCACCTCGGCAAGCGCCGGCAAGCTCGTCGACACCGGGGCGGATTTCGTGTCGGACGCGGTGGTCGCCGGCGACTGGATCTATAACTCCACCGATGGCACATGGGCGCGCGTGACGGCGCGGGATTCGGCCACGCAGCTCTCCATCGACGTCAACATCATGGGTAGCGCCGAGGGGTACAACATCTATCCCACGCCGAGCTGGCCCGAGAACATCGTGGAACTGGACGGTTCGACCATCTCGGACGCCGAGTGCCCGGTGAACGGCATGAAGCTGCCGAACCTGAACGCCGCCGGCTCCTACGCCGACAGCAGCGTTGCCGGCGGCATGCACCTGCGCGGCGGCACCACCGCCGGCGTGCTGCAAGAGGACCAGGCCCAGGGGCATTGGCACACCATTGGATATGGGAACCAGAGCGGAGCCGCCCAGCGCGCCACGATGAATGCCATCACCAATTCAACAACTACGTGGTCACAGAACACGTCGACTGGCATGGGGGCGGTCGGCGCGATCACCGATGGCACCAACGGCACCCCGCGCACCGGCAAAGAGACACGGCCCCGCAGCATGAGCGTCGTCTACATCATGCGGATCAAGTAGGAGCAGCCCATGAGTGAGAAATCGGCGGAGATGCGGCACCTGGAGCACGAGGACTTCGTCCGGCAGCTGGCCGAGATGCGCAAGGAAGTCGGGGAAAACGACGAGACTATCCGCGACTTCATCGTGCGGCAGGCTGATGCCTTCGCGGAGATGCGCCTCGAGCTGCTGAAAGAGGTCAGGGGCATCGAGCACTCCATCGCATCTAAGTGCGAGCAGGACTCGGCGATCATCGGGAACGTGAACAGGCACGAGGCTGCGCTGATACGGATGCAGGGCGAGGGGAGCGAGACGGCCAAAGCGCTCGCGGTGGTAACGGAGAACATGAAAGCCCTCAAGGCCGCTACGGACAGGGACCTCAAGGCGGCGCACGACGGAATCCGCGAGACGCACGGGAAAATCGAAGCGGTTGGCAAGCGGGTCGAGAAGCTGGAGCACAAGGGTGGGAAGCTCGCGCTGAAAATCCTCTACGGCGTCGCGGGGGTAGGGGGGACCGCCGCCATCACCCTGTGGGTGAAGAAGCTCCTGGGAGGGTGAGGCGATGAGCGTTGCGATAGACGATCTGGATCCCGAGGTCACTGAGCGCGCGCGGGCGTTCGTCAAGGCGCTTACCGATGCTGGCATCCAGCACGCGGTGACCTGCACGCGACGGACCATCGACGAGCAGGTAGCCTACTTCGCGCAGGGAAGGGCTCCGCTGGAGATCGTCAACCTGCTCAGGCGCAAGGCCGGGATGCGGCCGATCGGCCTTGGCGAGAACACGTACAAGATCACGAACTGCGACGGGGTGACGACACGATCTCCGCACCAGGACGGGCACGCCATGGACGTGGTGCCGGCCGTGGATCGACAGCCGGTGTGGCCGCCGCCTACTGACAAGCGCTGGAAAGAGATCGCCACAATTGGGAAAGCCATCGGGTGGAAGTGGGGCGGGGAGTGGCCGGACTTCCCAGATTATCCTCACTACCAGATATAGAGAGGAGCGAACCATGGACGTACCTATCGGCACGATTCTGGCATGGCACAAGAACCTGACCGGGTGCCCGGCGCTGCCGGCCGGCTGGGTCGAGTGCAATGGCGGGACGCTGGACAACCCCGACTCCCCGTTTCACGGGCAGGCGATCCCCAACCTGAACGGGGACAAGCGGTTCCTGCGGGGAGGCTCGGTATCGGGCGACTTTCAGGATGATGCATTCGAGGGGCATCGGCACAAGATCGGATTCGGTGCTGCGAAAAGCGGAACGACGCCCAATCCCCGGCCGCTCATGAATGCCCAGGCATCCGAGGTGGATGTGACAGACAACGAGTGCGTGTCTGTGGGGGCGACCGAGCCCGTCACCGATGGCGTCAACGGCACCCCGCGCGTTGCCGACGAGACCCGACCCATCAACATGAGCGTGGTGTGGATCATGAAGGTCTCGGACACCGAGCGCGAGAGCCGCCTGATCCCCGACGAGGACGACGACGCCCACATCGACACCACGACGCAGACGCCGGTCGATGGCGGAAGCGGGGGGAAGATCGGCGGGGTGACCTGCCCGGCCAAGCTCTCCCAGACCTACGCCACGCAGGCGGGCGCGGAGTTCCAGGGCAAGAAGGTTCTCGGCATGTGGCGGTTCGGGAAGAGGACGTTCTCCCAGGCGGCGGCAATCACCGCTTCCGATGGGCTGAAGCTGAACCTCACCAACTCGTTCCTGACGAAGCGGCTCGGCAAGGCGTTCAACTTCGACAAGGCGACGTTCTACAGCTACGACCAGGCGAACAACGAATGGGACGCGCTCGATGCTCAGGTATTCGAGTGCACCCGCAAGACCTTTGCCGGCGCTGTCACGCAGGCCGAGGGCGCACAGATCTGGATCAAGGAGCTGGAGTCGGGAACCTACGTGATGCTCGGCATCACTCAGGTGGACTGAGAACTACGGGGGCGGGGCGACTCGCCCCCACATCATCTACGGGAGGGGAACATGGTCATCGATTTTGTTCTGGCACTGTGCGTCGCGCTCATCTCGATCGCCTTCATCGAGTGGCTGAAGAAGCCGTTCCCGAAGGCGCCGACGTGGCTGTGGTGGGCGCTCGCCCCGGTGGTGAGCATCGGGCTGGGGTTCGTCGCGGCGATGTGGCCGGCGATCGTTCTCGGCTTGCTGGCTTTCGCCCTGGCGACGCTGTTCTACGACACCGTGATCCAGTGGGCGAAGAAGAAGATCGAAGCGCTCACCGCGCCGCCGACACCGCCGGTCCAGTGAGGGTCTACATCTCGGGGCCCATGACCGGGATCCCCGAGTACAACCGGGCCGCGTTCCTTGCCGCCGAGGCGCGGCTCCGGGCCCTCGGCCTCGAGCCGGTGAACCCGTGGGACTTCGGCGAGGTGAGCGGCTGGGGCCACCACGACTACATGCGGCGCGACATCCCGGCGCTCGCCACCTGCGAGGCGATCTACATGCTGCCGGGGTGGCTGCGGTCCCGGGGCGCGCGCAAGGAATGGGCGGTCGCCCGGTTCGTCTTCGGAATGAGGAGGCTCAGGTGAAGCAGCGCACCGTGCTCGAGGAGGCGCAGGCGCTCGTCTACGGCCCCCGGGAGGCGCAGTACAGCCCGCCGCAGCGCGACTTCGCGAAGACCGCGAAGATGTGGTCGGGGCTGCTGGCCGAGAAGCTGCAGCCGGGGCAGGAGATCACGCCCGAGGAGGCGGTCCTCATGATGGTGTGCCTGAAGCTCTCGCGCGAGGTGTTCCGCCACAAGCGTGACAACCTCACGGACGCGGCCGGTTACCTCGCCTGCGCGGAGCGGATCGTGGAGGGAAGGTGATAGGCGAGGCAAGGGCTCGCGAGATCTCCACCTATGCGCTCGAGCATGGCGATGCGGCGGCTGCCGAGCACTATGGGATTTCATTCGAAGTCGTCGCCCGCTACCGGCGGCAGGCGAAGACCGGCGGACTTCCAAAGATGGCGCCCGATGCGGCGACGAGCTGTTCGGACGAGATCAATGGGGAGAGCCGCACGATCACGACGCGCTCGGCGAACATCACCAACCTCGAGGAGCTGCTCGCGTGGAGCAAGGTCGACCTCCGCATCTGGGAGGTCGACCACTACATCGTCAACTCGTGGGAGGTGACGCTCGGCAGGGCCGCAGCCGGTCACAGCAAGCCTCAGACGTACACGAACTACCAGGTGAAGGCGTGGCTGCGGCGGAAGCGAGGGGAGTCCCGCGAGGACGTGCTCGCGGCATTCCGCGCCGATGCCCTGCGCCATGCTCCCCGGTACCCGAGGGCGAAGCGCGCCGCGCCGCGGCCCGGCAACCTCCTCGAGATCAGCGTTCCTGACCTCCACTTCGGCCTGCTCGCATGGGGCAAGGAGACGGGCGGCGGAGACTACGACCTCAAGATCGCCGCGAAGGTGTTCACGGATGCGGTGATGACCCTGGCGCAGTCGGCGCAGCCGTACGGATTCGAGCGCATCCTCCTGCCGATCGGGAACGATTTCTACAACGTCAACTCGCAGGCGAACACCACCGTCCACGGCACCCCCCAGGACACCGATAGCCGGTGGCAGAAGTCATTCACCAACGGCCGGCGCGTCGTCGTGGAGGCCATCGACCGCCTGCGCGAGCTCGCGCCGGTGAAGGTGCTCGTGCTCTCTGGAAATCACGACGAGGAGCGCACCTACTACCTCGGCGAGTCCCTCTCCTGCTGGTACCACAACTGCCGAGACGTGGAGGTCGACAACGGCCCGACGCTGCGCAAATACGTGCGGCACGGTTCGTGCCTGATCGGATTCGCTCACGGTGACGGGCTTCGAATCGACGAGTTGCCGCTGATCATGGCCACGGAGGTGCAGGAGGACTGGGCGGCGACCGTGTACCGCGAGGTACACGTCGGGCACTTCCACCACTCCCAGGCGCGCAGCTACCAGCAGGAAACCGAGCGCCGCGGCGTGCGGGTCGTCGTGATCCCCTCGCTGGCGACACCCTCAGCCTGGTCGGCTTCCAAAGGCTACCAGGCGCAGCGGGAAGCGCAGGCGTTCGTCTGGAACAACGAACACGGTCGGGTGGCGACGCTGCACTACCACCCGCAGGAGGTGGCATGAATGCACGGAAGATCGTACCGTGGGCCGTCGCCGGCGCGCTCGTGCTCGGCCTGGCGGTCGCGCTGGCGGTGCAGAGCTCGCGCGTGGTGCGTCTTCGCGGCGATAGCGTGGCTCTGTCTGCCGACCTCGTCGCTGTCCGCACAGACCTCGACGGCGCCAGAGAATCCATTACCGATCACGAGCGCCGAGACCGCGAAACAGCGGCTCGACTTGAAGCTGTTGATCGATCAGCGGAACTACTGGAAGGACAGATCCGAGCGCTTCGAGCAAGCCGTGACGCAGCTCTCCGAGAAGCTGGCGAGTACCGAGCGATTGTTGATGGACTCCCCGGACCCGCGGGCGCTGCTGGAGGAGATCCTGAGTTTACGGCAGCAGTTGCGGGATGCTATGGCTTCGTTGGACGAGTCGAAAGCTTCTTTGGCATCGGCCGATCAGCAGATAGCGGAGGCGGAGGATCGGATTCGTCTGGCGGAGGAGAAGGCGAAGCGCCTCGAGCGGAGCCGTAACGGCTGGCGGGCCGGCGCGATCGCGGCTATCGCTGCGGCAGTGGCCGCCGGGATCTGGGCTGCGATGAAGTAGGGCGCCTGCCGCGCCTGGCGGCCCGTGGGGCGATCATCCACCGGCAGCGTGTCATTTCATGGGGAGGACCGCGATCTACCGGCGCCACCGGAGGACCGGCCGGCGGCGCGGGGTTCCCGCGGGGGC